CCATGTAGGGCGAATACCACACACCCAAAATCCAAGCATACACCCCCTATTAAATTCATACCCCTATTAAATTCATAGGGTATTAAATTTACAGAAGGGGGTATTGAATTGCGAAGCAATCATATATTGAATTGCTTATCTTGACAACAATATAAGTGTAAGTAAAAATAAAATTCCTGTTGTTAAACTAATCATCTATTGAATTTTTTATATTATTTGCGTACATCTTTTGCATATCTGCATTTCCCTTCTTAACTAAATGTATCCAATGCGATAAATCGCTATACAAATTACCTACATTAAACACAAGCATTTTAGAATGGTCTACATCGCCATACTCAACATATAACTCTCCATCTGATTGGTGTAGAGATATTGTTTCATGTATATATATAGTATCTTTGCAGATACGTTCATTTTCTATTGTTTTATAAATTTCCTTTACTAAATGCTTTGCAAGTGCATCATCTTTTATTTGCTCAATATAATCTTTGCAATTTTCCAATACTGTTAAAACTTCGTTATTCATTTTATTTTGTTTTATCATTTAACTCTATTATATTATATTCTAATTCGTAAACATCTTCGTTTACCTCCATTACTTCAATTAAGTAATTGCACACCATTCCGAGTAAGATAGCCTTATCATCATCATCATCTTTACTGCGTTCTATTAAGTCATCAATACCATTATAGAATGAATGAAATCCGCTGCATGAAGTTAATTGTGGATTTGCCCATTGCTTAAATTCATCATTTATATATGTCATCAAGTGTTCAGCAACATCAGGCAATACTTTTGCCATAATATTATCGGTGCGGTAATTGTAGTATCGTGGACTGTCTAGTCCAATAAAAAACAATTCTATTCCTGTCATATCCGTAAACCTATGCACCCAAGCTACACTATAATGAACGAGTGTTCTATGCCAATTTATATCATCAGTATCAATGCTTAATGTGTCGCATCTATCTACTATGTAATCATCGTGGTAGCCATAAAAACCACCGAACTCAATTTGTATTTCCATTTGTATTTATTTATATATGTTAATCATCTTACTAATTACTGCATCGACAATTTCTTCTTCTTCTTCAATGTCGTATGCAATAGTATAGGTTTCTAATATATCAACAATATCTTGATATATATTGTCTGTCCACCTATCTGTTATTTTGTTTATTAAATCATCTTTATTCATTTGTGTTTATTTTAATGTGTTTTTAAGTATTCCATATCTTCATAGAACAAATCCATGTTACATTGGTCTTTTAATGCTTGTATGTCAATTATACATTTTTTACTTTCCATTAACATATCTTTAGCCCATTCACCTAATGATATTAGTATTTGCTCTTTTTCTTGGTCTGAACCACTAAAATACCAATCTAAAAAGTCATTATTACTATACTTTATTTCCATATTATTGTGTTTATTTTTATGTTCGATGCAAACATACGAAGCCTAATGTTACCCAATGTTAAGCCAATGTTAAGTATTTGTAAAATATTTTATATATTTGCATCATGATATTTAAAGGCAAATATATGTATAAATGGAATAAAGAAGGGGATATTGAAGCTATACCCAATAAACAAGAAGAAAATCAAGCCTGTGTATTTAAGGTAAACAGGGGTGTTAAATTCACAGATAACCCTATTGAATTGCAAAGCAATCAAGGTATTGAATTCACAGAAACCCCTATTGAATTTAGCAGAAAGCAAACTCCAATCTTTACAGGGGTATTGAATTACTTTCCAGATGCAATAAGAGAAGTTGCTCGTTGCTCTTACGCTGGTCAGCAACAACACAATCCTGATAAACCTCTGGCGTGGGATAGAAGCAAGTCAGGAGACGAATTAGATGCGCTATCTCGGCATTTACTTGAAGCAGGTACGATTGATACTGATGGCATTAGGCACTCCGCTAAAGTAGCTTGGAGGGCGCTGGCTAACTTACAAAAGGAAATAGAAAAAAGTGCGAAATAGAGCGTTTAAATTTCTAGTGGTACTTGGGGTCATCTTTTGCGAGAAGTGCGCTGAAACCCCAAACAGTAAGGCTCAAATGGCGTGTTTTAACGCAGTACATACATACCCTTCGGCACAGTTCTTTCAAGGGCGTATTGAATTGCGTACCTGCTAGCATCAACGCCATGATTCCAAGAATCTCGTGGTATGCTACCCTTCAGTTTCCAAGCATAGTTGTTAAACTCTCGTATTAAATTCACAGAGTCCTTATCGATTATTATATTGTAGTCTTGCATAAGAGCGATGCCTGATAAGATGCTACCTTTCTTTTTTATAGTAGGTGTAATGTTTTTAAGTCCTTTTGTCTTTAACTCTGATATAAGTCGAGGCTCACTATTGTCGCATACAATCAGATTGTTTCCTGCATACCTTCGGCACATCTCAAATATATTAGATGTAGAGAGTCCAGCTTTATAGAAGTGTTCTTTTATCCATATAGTCTTTCGTAGCTTGTCTACCGCAACTTCAGTTAGGGTTGAAGGGTCAACGCTGAATCCAAAGTCAAGTCCAAAGATAGTGTCGTACTCGTTATTAAAATCGCCAATCTCCCAATGAGTAAACACAACTCCTTCTGCTTTCTCAAGCCATCCACCTAATATCTGGTGCTTGTACTTCTCTGGTCTCCTTTGGCGCATTACCTCCACTTGCTCTACAAAGGATGGAGATAAGTGTTGCTTGTTATCAAGGTAGGTTGTGTGTATGTAGCTGACGTTCTCTTTAACGCCATTGTAACCGTCTGTAATGCCTCTATTCTCAAAAAACCTCTCGTATATCCAATGCTGTTTAGTTGTGGGGTTTAGAATGAGGATACAGCGATTCTGCTTTCCAGTAGCACGAACAGAGTAGTCTATCTTCTCAAACGACTCCTCGTCTGTAAGTTCCTCTGCTTCATCCAAGACAAATGTCGTAACACCTTGAATAGACTTGAGTTTGGCTGTTTGGTCTCCACTCGCAGTCTTAATACCACTAAACAGAATGCTGCTTCCTGTTAGGTTATTTATAATCTCGTTCTTTGTTATAGTAAAGTTATCTGCAATACCCATCAGTTCAAGTTTCTCCAAGAACTCTGGAATAATAGACATAGATGCCGAAGTCATTGTATATCGTGTAAACAGTATGCGATGCCCTGTTTCGTATGTTAGAAGCACCAAGAATGTGTTTACGCCAAACGACTTACCACTTCCCCTACCACCTGTAATTACAAAGTATCTGCTTGGGTCTCTAAACAGAGGGTTGTATTTAGGATTAAGATTTACCTTCTTCATCCTTTATCTCTGTTGCTTCGATGTCAATAGTTTCCTCTGGTTGCAGGAAAGATATAACAGGAATGTTTACTTCCTGCTTTACGTTAATATCCTTCTGCTCTTTCGGCTTACCATACTTGTACTCCCATAGTAGGCGCAAGTGTGCAAAGGATTCCTTACTCATCTCTGCAAGTGCTTCCCACGCCTTCTTCTCACTTCCAAAGGCACGCTTCATTGAACCTAGCGCAAAGTTCTTTATGTCCGCTTCTTTGGCTTTAGGCTTTCGCCCTTGCCCTCTGGACACTCCTTTTATTGCACCGTTGTTCCTTCTTCCATCAGAATATGGAACGTGTGGTTGCTTCTCTTTCGGCTCTGGTTTTGGCTTGATTGGTATTCCTAATTCAGCTTTCTTCTCGTCTGATATTAGACTTCTCTTTTTTTGTCTTGGCATGTTTAAATAATAAAGTTCATACCAAAGTGTTTAACTATCTGATTTACTGTGAGTAATACCTAGTCATCAATGTATCAATCTGGCGATTGTAATACTTAACCACATCTTCGTTATCTTCTTTTTCTTTTGCCAATGCTAATTGGTCTTTAAAGTAGGCGTATGCCCTTATAAATGTATTCTTCTTTAGTTTCATGTCTTGTTAGTATATTGAAGCGCTTATCCCTTCAGAGGCGTAATAAACCTTTGTCTGTTGATTTCTCGGTTGTATGTTATTGGATATAGCTTCCTTTAAATCATTATTCAACTTCTCAATCTCCTTCTTTAAGTCAGAAACCTCTAGTTTAAGTCTCATGTTCTCTTCTTCTAAATCAATCTCTGGCTCTCCTGCAAGACCGTAAAATTCATTTCGTATTGAATTATACTTATTCCTAAACACCTTGTCTTGGGCGTAGTCTATTTCAAATTGATTTATCTGGTGCAATACAGTAGCATGATTCTGTTTTAAAGGCAATGTCTTTCCTATTGAGTCAAGAGACATCTTTTTGTAAAACTCTTTCATCAACTTGTAATACATTCTTCTAGCAAATACAACTTCTCTTTTTCTTGTCTTTGCGCCCAGCTTAACGCCAGTCTTTTCCTCTACTAATTTTTTAAGGTAATCTAGTGATAATTCCATCTAATTCTTGTTTATATTGTTCATACGCTTCCATTGCACCTTGTATGCATTCATACTGCTCTGTATCTTTAAAGTATTCTATTAAGAACTTAACTTCTTCAAGAACCAGCATTCCATCTCTCAATGAGAGTAAAACATCCTCTCGGCACTCTTCTTTAGCTTGGTGATACGTCATCTTTTTTATCGTCTGGCAACTTTTGAATTACCGCTTGAATCATGGCGTATAACGTTGTTACTGCCTTTTCAAGTGATTTAATTCTCTCTTGCTGTGTTAGTTTCTTTTTTCTCAAAGTATTCCTTTTATAGTGTATTGGTCTATATTCTTTGGGTTGTCAGAAAACCAAGTCTTAAATACATCAACCGCATTATCAACTAATCGCTCTCCTTCATAATAGAAATCTTCACTTACATTGTAAACGCCAATGTCTTTGGTTTCCTTATCTATACATAAAAATACAAAATCTTTATATTCTATCCCAAACAAATTGCAATAAATATATACTTGACTTGCATAACCATACTTCTTACAGTTATAAGGAAAGCTACCTTCTGCAAGACCTGTTGTTGTTTTAAGGTCAACAATAGTCTCACCTACATTCAGCGCATCAGCTTTACCCCTAAAAGGTATAGACATAATGTTTCCGATAGCTGGCTTCTCATATTCTAATCCTTCAATTAGTTGAGCAGCATCATTGTTATTATACAAGGCATCAGCGAGTCTCATAGTATCTTCATACTCTTTACGCAAGAATGTCATTGGATTGTCAGCAAACGCCTCCTTATATATCTTGGTGTTTCTTGTGCTAGCATCCACCCAATTAAGGTGTCCAAACTTTTCAGGCTCAAAGACAGCCAAGTGTAAAAGCCACCCAGCAGTCATGGCGCTTGTTCGCTTGTTAGCAAACCTTAAAGACTTTGCGTATGCTTTAGGCGATTTGTTAAGTAACTTCACACTACTACTACTCAAGGCGTTCTTACCCAAGTATTCATAGTAGAACTCATCGTTGTCCATTTGCTTTAGGATAGAGTCTTTATCCCAAAACTTTCCGTCTAGTGTAACTATCTGATTA